TGGTGCTTCTACTGGAACTAAGAAGGTTCTTGTAACATTTGTTATAAGAAGATAATAATTAATTGGGGGTTCATGCCTAGCGGAAGTTCCCCCATAAAATAAACAAGGAGAAAAAAATGAGTTTTAATTACGGATTAAGACCTATAACAATAAATAATATAACAATGCCTAGTACACCTGCTTCAACAGCAACTGCTGCTTTTGGTTCACAAACTGAATATGTAAGAGTTTGTAGTCCAGTTGATTGTCATATTGTATTTGGTGGAACTGCAACTATTGCACCTCCAACTGCTAGTGCAACAAGTATATTTATACCTGCCGACCAACCTGAAATATTTAAAGTTACTCCAGGTTCTAAGTGTTCAGGTTTAACTGCAACTAATGGTGATGTTATTTCTATTGTTGAACTAAGTGCATAATGGCTAAAAAAAAAGGTTTATATGGTATTAGCAATTATGTTAAAACTAAACCTAGAAAAAGACCTGGTCGTCATGCAAAAAGTTATAGTAAAAGAATACCAAGTAGAAAAAAAAGTAGAGGTCAAGGATAAATGAAGGACATTATTAAAGACGGCTTACAAACAACTACTTATGATTTAGATAAGCAAGAAGAAAGAGTTGTTGTAAAAGAAGAAACAAATATTGATCCTCATTTAAAACATAATAAAAGATTATTAAATCTTAATGATGGGTACTCTAAAACAAGAGATTTAAAAAGAGTTGCTTCTATACCTTTAGGTGCATTACAAATTTGGGCTTTAGAATATGATCCAAGTTGTAAAGGAAACTGGTGGAAACTTCCAAAAGAAACTCAAAGTAAAATACTAAAACTTAAATTAAACAGTAGTGAGTTTAAATATTTTAGAACAGCAGAAGGAAAATTATAATGGCATTATCTAATTATATAGAATTACAAGCATCTTTAGCAAATTGGTTAAACCGATCAGACTTAACAACTGAGATTGCAAATGATTTCATTGTTTTAACAGAAAAAGATTTTAATTCTAAATTAAGAGTTAGAAAACAAATATCACAAACAACAATTACTATTAATGCTGAAACTGAAAATTTACCAACAGGATTTTTACAAGTAAGAGATTTTTATATTTTATCAGGAACACAAAAACATTCTTTAACTTATATGACTCCTCCACAAATGGATCAGATAAGAGGAACTAATACAAGTGGTATGCCAAGAGTTTATACTATACTTGGAGATACATTTAGATTTTCACCATTACCTGATGCTACATACACAGGTTATTTAAATTTCTACAAAGAATTTGATGCTTTATCTTCATCAAATGCAACAAACTATATATTAACTAATCATCCATCTATTTATTTATATGGTGCATTATATCATGCTTCTAATTTTTTAGGTGGTGTTGATCCTCAAAGAGTACAACAATGGCAACAACTATATGTTACAGCTTTAGAAAGATTAGAAAGAAATGATAGAGAAGATCAATTTAGTGGTTCACCATTACAAATAAGAGGAGATGTAACAGTTGAATCTCCTTTTTCTGAAAATGTAAGATCAACCAGTAATAATGGATAACAAATGAAAAAACTTACAAAAAAACAAAAAGATTTATTAAAAAAACATTCATCTCATCATACAAGAAAACACATGGAAGAAATGGGTGAAGCTATGATGCAAGGATCTAGTTTTTCTAAAGCACATAAAAAAGCATTAAAAAAAGTAGGAGTATAAATGCAAGTACCTTTTGGCGAATGGCTTCCTGACCAACCAGCATATTTAAATCCTGGTGCTAATGAAGCTAACAATGTTTACTACGCTGCAAGATCATATAAACCTTTTCCATCTTTAGTAAAATTTTCAACAAACAATATTGGTGCAAATTCAAAAGGAGCAGGTTCTTTTAGATCAACTTCTAATGTAGCTAATAACTTTGCTGCAACAAAAACTAATATTTATAAATTAGAACAAGGTTCTTTTACTTCTATTAAATCAGGATTAACAGGAACAGATACAGATTTTTTTACCTTTACACAATTTGGAGATCATATTATTGCAAGTAATGGTAAAGATGCTCCTCAATATTTTTTAATGGGAACATCTAATAGCTTTGCTAATCTAAGCACTATTGCAACAAGTGGTACTCCACCAGTATTTAGAACATCAGGTGTTATCAGAGATTTTTTAGTTACAGGTAATCAAAATGCAAATCGTAATAGAGTTCAATGGTCAGGTATTAACGATATAACAACTTGGACTCCAGGAACTAAACAAGCAGATTCACAAGACTTACCAGGTTCAGGTGGTCAGATCGTAGCTATAACATCAGGTGAGTATGGTTATGTATTTAGACAAAACGAAATAGTAAGAATGGATTATGTAGGTGGTGCAACAGTATTTAGATTTTCAGTTGTATCTCCTAATAGAGGTGCAGTTTATGGAAAGACAGTTTGCCAAGATAACAGGAGAGCTTTCTTTTATGCTGATGATGGTTTCTTTGAAGTAAGTGGCGATCAAGTAAAAGCTATTGGTGCAGAAAAAGTAAATAGATTTTTTGATGTAGATTTAAATAAAGCATTCTCAGATAGAATAGTAGCTGCTGTAGATCCTTTTAATCAATTAGCTATTTGGTTATATCCATCATCTCAAGACACAGCAAATACTACAGGTATATGTGATAGAGTTATTGTATATAATTATGTTACAGAAAAATGGAGTATAGCTGATGCTTCTGCTTCTACAATTTTTACACAGTTTTTAGGAGCTTACACAGTAGAACAAATGGATTTGATTTCAGGAAACCTAGATAACATTAACATTTCTTTAGATACTACATTTTGGGATGGAGGACAGTTATCTTTAGGAGCAATAAATTCAAGTTTTGAGTCAGCTATCTTTTCAGGTGATTCAGGTGAAGTAACTTTAGAAACTTCAGAATTAGAGTTGTTTCCAGGATTAAGAAGTGATATTACAGAAGTAAGACCGATTGTTGATGCCAATGCAACAGTAGCAATAACAAAAAGAGAAAAATTAGTAGATCAACCAGTTACATCTAGTTATTCATCTATGGTTACAAGTGGTAGTGTACCAGTAAGACAATCAGGAAGATATGTAAGAGCAAGTGTTAAAATCCCAGCAGGTACTGCTTGGAAAGATGCACAAGGGGTTAATTTTGTAGCTTCAAAAGCAGGTGGAAGATGACAGATAAAACTGATATAGACAATGTACGATACAGTTTAGACACACAGGAATTTTTTCAAAGACAAGTAGAAGAAGCTGTTAATGTTTTGATTAACGAAAAAAATACAGAAAACAATAAAGCATTTGCTTGGTTTTTAGGAGATTAAAAAAAATAAATGACAAGTAACATTAAAGATTATTCAACAACCCAATCTAGCAACACTACATTAAATACAATTAATGTTGCAGAGGGAATGTTACCATCCAATCTTAATAATGCCATTAGAGCATTAATGAAAAATACTAGAGATTGGTATAATGATGCACAATGGGTAGAGTATGGTGTTGGATCAGGAACTCCAGTTGTAGCTTATGCTTCAGCAACTTCATTTACTTTAACAGGTGCAAATTCAACATCTCAATATGTTGCAAATAGGAGAGTTAAAGCTATTGGTTCTTCAACAGGAACAATTTACGGAACAATATCTTCTTCTGCTTTTAATGGTGTAACAACAACTACAGTAAATGTTACTTGGGATTCAGGACAACTTTCTTCAGAAACATTAAGAATTTATATTGGTATTTTAACACCAACTAATACTTCAATTCCTTTAGGTGTTATTGGTTCAGCTCAAATTGCAGATGGATCTGTCACTACGGCTAAGATTGCTAATGATGCAATTAATAATGATAAGATTGCAGACAATGCAGTTCAAGCATCACAACTAAATGCAAATGCAGTAACAGAAGCTAAAATAAATGCTAATGCTGTTACAACAACAAAGATAGCAGATGACGCTATAACAACTGCAAAGATTACAGACGCTAATGTTTCTACTGCTAAATTAGCTGACAACGCAGTTACTACTGCAAAAATAACTAATTCAAATGTTACTGCTGATAAGTTAGCTAGTAACGCTGTTACTACTGCTAAGATTACAGATGCAAATGTAACAACTGCTAAGATAGCAGATGCTAATGTTACAACTGCAAAAATATTAGATTCAAATGTTACAACAGCTAAAATTGCTGATGATGCAGTTACTGCTGCTAAAATAGCAGATGCAGTTTTAGTTACAGCTTCTGAACAATCAGGATCTACACCTGATGATGTTACAGTATTTACAACTTCAGCAGCTAATAATAGATTTTTTAATGTAGATAGTTCTGAAACAATTAGTTCAGGACAAACATGGTCAGATAGTGATTCGTTTATTGCAACAACAGCAGCTATATCAGCTAGAGTTATAGATTTAGTAGATGATGTAGGTGGCTTTGTTCCGATAGCAAATGAAACAAGTTTTCCAAATGTAAATCCTGATGTNAATAATGGNGTAGGAACTATTGTTAGTGTTGAAGCACTTGCAAATTCTTATACTGCAAGTGGATCAGGTGTTGTAACTATACCTAATGGTACAGTTGGTAATTCAACAGTTACATTAAATGGAGTTGCTAATGGTTCTTCTTTACCTGCTGGTTATGGTATCTTAGTTGAATCAACAACAACTCAACACACATACAATTTTCATAGATTAGTTCCTAAAGCAACTGAAGTAACAACAGTAGCTGGAATATCAACTGCAATTTCAAATGTTAATTCAAACTCATCAAATATAAATACAGTTGCAGGAAATTCTACTAATATTAATACAGTAGCTGGTATATCTTCTAATGTAACAGCTGTTGCTGGTATTAGTTCTAATGTAACAACTGTTGCTGGTAATAATACAAATATTAGTACAGTAGCTTCTAATAATTCAAATGTAACAAATGTTGGTGGTTCTATTGCTAATGTAAATACAGTAGCTGGTTCAATCTCTAATGTTAATACAACAGCAGCAAACATAACTGGTGTCAATAGTTTTGGCGAAAGATACAGAGTTGCAAGTTCAGCTCCATCTTCTTCACTAGATGTTGGAGATTTATATTTTGACACAACTGCAAATGAATTAAAAGTTTATAAATCAAGTGGTTGGGCAGCAGCTGGAAGTACAGTAAACGGAACTTCAGCTAGATTTAAATACACAGCTTCAGCAAACCAAACTACATTTACAGGTTCAGATGATAACGGAAATACTTTAGCTTATGATGCAGGATTTATTGATATTTATAAAAATGGAAGTAAGCTAGTAAATGGAACAGATGTAACTGTAACATCAGGCACATCAGTTGTTTTAGCAACAGGTGCAGTTGCTGGTGATATTATTGATATTGTAGCTTACGGAACATTTAATGTATCAGCAATAGCAGCTTCATCTATTACTTCAGGCACACTAAATGATGCAAGATTACCTACAACAATGGCAGGTAAAACACTTACTACTGCTACTGTTGAAGCAAACAGTTTAACTGCTAGAGGAGATGGTTCTTCAGCAGATGGAAAAATTACTTTAAACTGTAGTCAAAATACTCATGGAGTTAAAATACAATCTCCAGCTCACTCTGCTGGTCAATCATATACTTTAATTTTACCAACTTCTGTTGGATCAGCAAATCAAGTTTTAGCTAGTAATGGTTCAAGCACAAATCAATTATCTTGGATTANATGCAGCAGAAACTAAACCAACTGTAGCTAATGTATCTCAAACGATTGCTCCAGCTACAGCAACAACAATAAGTATTACAGGAACAAACTTTGTTTCCATACCACAAGTACAATTTATTAATGGTTCTACTGGTGCAGTTACAAATGCCAATACAGTATCATTTACTAATGCCACTACACTTTCAGTTAATTGTACTTTAGCAAGTGGTAACTATTTTGTAAGAGTAGAAAACCCTGATGGTAACGCAGGAAGAAGTACAAATAATATTATTACTGCATCTACTGCACCATCATTTACAACAGCAGCAGGATCATTAGGATCAGTAGCTGGTAATTTTTCAGGTACAGTATTTACAGTTGTAGGTTCATCAGATAGTGCAATAACATTTACAGAAACAACAAGTGTTTTAGTTGGAAGTGGTGGAAGTCAAGCAAATTGCAGTTTAGCTACAAATGGTGTAATATCTACAACTGATTTTGGAGGTAGTTCTACAACACCAACTACATACAATTTTACATTAAAAATTACNGATGCTGAGGGTCAGTTTGTAACTAGAGATTTTAGTTTAACAAGCTCATTCGGTGCAACAGGTGGAGGACAATTTAACTAATGGCTAGTACAAGATTATCAAGAACAGCAGGAACACCAACTTTAAATACCAAACATACAATATCTATGTGGTTTAAAAGAAGTAAACTATCTTATGGAGATTGTTTTCTTATAGATGGTTATCAAGACGGAAATAATAGATTTAAGTTATCATTTGATTCTAGTGATAGATTAGAATGTTACAACACTCATGGTGGCAGTTATACATATACTGTTATAACCAATAGAAAATTTAGAGATACTTCTGCATGGTATCACATAGTTGTTGCAGTAGATACAACACAATCAACAGACACTAACAGAGTAAAATTATATGTTAATGGAGTTCAAGAAACTGATTTAGCTACTAACAACTCTCCATCAATAAATTTAGCTAACAATGTAATTAATGAAAGTGGTGCAACAATATCTATAGGTGATTATCAAGGTGGTAGTAATGCTTTTGATGGTTCAATGTCTCATATTCATTTTTGTGATGGCACACAATTAGCACCAACAGTATTTGGTTCTACAGATTCAACAACTGGCGAATGGAAAATAAACACTTCTCCTAGTTTTACATTAGGTAATAATGGTTAC